TCTAAACCTGCTAAGAAAAAATCGAAACCTAAAAAAACTTATCCTGCTGGAATGGGTACAGGTAGAATTACAAAATACTTTGCAAAGAGGGCAGCTAAGAAAAAGATAGCACAGAAAAAATGGGATGCTAATAAAAAATGGGCAAAAGATAGACCTAAAAGAGTAGTAGCAGCAGCTAAGAAGAAGGAAGAAGCAAAGACAAAGTATCTTAAAAGTCTAAAACCAGTTAAGTCAAAGAAGAAGAAAAAAGCAGTTTCAGCTGCTAGAAAAAAGCATGTTGGAAAACATTGGAAGAAAGCCACTGCATCTGCTAAGAAATCTGGTATATCAGTTTCAGCATTAGTTAAAGCTAGAAAGAAATATAAAAAAGGTTCTAAAGAATATAATGTTATTCAGAACAGAATCAATAAAGCCTATGGTTCAAAGAAAGTTCATGGTAAGAAGAAGGTTACAAAAAAGAAAGTATTGCAAAAGCCAAAAAGCTTATCAGCTAAAAAAGGTGTTCAAAGCTTAAGTAAGAAGCGAATAGCAGGCAAGGTATATCAAAGCACAGGAAAGAAGAAAGCTAATAAAGTTCCTAAGAAAGCTGATATGGATATGAGAAAGGATGCTTCCAAATCATCATTTATTGGTCCTCCTTCACCGAAGAAGAAAGTTGTTAAGAAAGTTAAAGTTAATGTTAAGGTTACTAAGAATGTTACTAAGAAAGTTACTAAGAAAGTTATAGTTACTAAGAAAGATAAAGGTAAGAAAGTTCCTACTAAAGCTCAACTTAATGCTGCAAGGAATAAGTCACAAGCTGATAAGAAGAAGAAAGTTAAGAAGTCTCAACCTAAGAAGTCTACAGTTAAGAAGACTACAGGTTCTATAATGACAAGAACAAATCAGTTAGGAAAGATTGCTCTTGAGCCTAAGAAGAAAGTTTTTAAGGAGAAGGCTGTGGTCAAAAAAGATTATCCTAAGAAGAAGAAGAAGAAAGTTGTTAAGAAGAAGTCTTCACCTAAGAAAAGGTATAATGATGCCTATAAAAAACAGGTTGAAGGACTTAAGAAGAAGTACAATAAAAAGAAGAAGAAGAAATCTGGTGGCACTATCTACACATGGTTAAGTGGTGGAAAAACCGCAGCTCAACACAATGCTGAAAGAAAGGCTAAAAGGCAAAAGAAATAAATGCCCAGATTTGGAAAGCGGTCCAGAAAAAACCTTAAATCTTGTAGTCCCGAATTAGCTCGACTGTTTGAAGAGGTGGTCAAACATTTTGACTGCACTGTCATCTGTGGGCATCGGGCACAGGAGGAGCAGGATAAAGCGTTCCATGATGGCTTCTCAAAAGTGAAGTATCCAAATGGCAGACATAATGCTAATCCTTCGACTGCTGTGGATGTATGTCCATACCCAGTAGATTGGCAGGACCTCGATAGATTTCGATATTTTGCTGGGTTTGTTCTTGGCATCGCTTCCCAAATGGGTATAAGTGTTCGCTGGGGAGGGGACTGGGATAGAGATACCCAAGTTAAGGACAATAAATTTAATGACCTTCCCCATTTTGAAATCTATAAAAAAAAATAAAAACAACTGGAAACAAAGAAAGAAATTTCTTGATGACAAGAGATTCAAGAAATCATTTCGGGATACTAAAAAGAGAGTCCAACATGATAAGTATGGTGATAGGTGATGCAAGATACATTATTAAAAGTGGCTGAATATCCAACTACTCAAAGTATTCGCATGGAAACTCCTATAGGTTCAATAGAAGTTGATGAGAGTCCTGCGATAGATGTACTTATAATAGTCTTAATGTTTATTGCTTTCTGTATTTGGATTTATGCAAGATTTTTTGTAATCTTAAAAAGGAAGTAAAGTACTCAAGTGAGTAACTGTTTTTCATATAAAGTAATTAAAATTCATGGCTAATTTAAATCTAGGTGGACCCGCCAATGGTAATGTATCAAAAAATGAAGAGTTGTTGCTTAAGGCTTATGGGGACCTTATTGCATTTGGTAAGCTGTTTTCTCCACAGGACTTTCTTGCTACTGCTACTCCTCCATTCCATGTTGAAGTAGGCAAACTATTATTAGATAAAAAAGTACAGCAACTTGCTTTGGTACTTCCTCGTGACCATGCGAAATCAACTTTGGGTGCGACAGGAGTATTGCACAGATTCCTATTTAACAAACCAGACTCAGAACCTGAATTTATTTGTTGGGTAGGTGAGGCACAAGACCAAGCCATTGATAACATAGCCTGGGTCCAAAATCACATTGAAACTAATCCAGCTATCCATTATTACTTCGGTGACTTAGAAGGAAAGAAGTGGACAAAGAATGAGATTATACTTAGTAATGGCTGCAGGATGATTGGTAAGGGTGCATCTCAAAGACTGCGTGGAAAGAAGCAATACTCTACCAGATATACTGGAATCATACTTGATGACTTTGAATCAGAGCTAAATACCAAAACTCCTGATTCTAGATTTAACATGAAGAATTGGGTAACTGCTGCTGTCTATCCTGCTATTGATTTTGACAAAGGCGGTTTCCTGTGGTGCAATGGAACTGTTGTACATTGGGATAGTTTCTTAAATAATATTATTACAAGCTATGCAAAAGCAAAGAAAGCAGGAAATGATTATGCTTGGTCTGTATATACAAAAAAAGCAATAGAAAATGGTGAACCTATTTGGAAATCCAGATGGTCATTGGCAAAGCTAGAGAATAGAAAACAATTCTATATTGATTCTGGTACACCTGCCAAGTTTTACCAAGAGTATATGAATCAAGCAAGGAGTCCAGATGATGCAGTATTCTCAGAGAAAGATATCACAGATGCCTTCTACGAGGGCAGTGTTAGGTTCGATGAAGAAAAGGGTAGTTGGTATATTAAAACCGATGGGAAAGTGGAGTATATTAATATATATATTGGTGTTGACCCTGCTTCCTCTATTGCTGACCATAGGGATTATTCTGTTATTATGGTTATCGGAGTCACTAGCGAACATGATTACTATGTTATAGAATACTGGAGGAAGAGAGTTTTACCTATGGATTGCGCAGAACAGATATTCAAAATGTGTAAGCAGTATTCACCAATTCGTAGAATCAATATTGAGACTATAGCCTACCAAGAAATGCTCAGAGACTATGTTATGAAAGAATCTAAGAAGAGAGGTCAGTTTCTTCCTGGAATTGAAAAAGGCATTAAAGGTTATACTCAGAAAAAGAAGGTAAGACTGTTTGAGGGACTGCAACCATTGTTCAGTCAAAAGGCTGCTCATTTAAAAAGAGAACATAATGCATTTGTTGATGAGCTTTTGGATTTTCCCAAAGGGGCACATGATGATATCATTGATGCCTTCTGGTTATCTACTCAGTTTACACAGGGACACCAAAAACCTGGGGGTTCATTCAGGGGAGAGAAGAAGAAAGAAAGGAAAATAAATAAGGTTTATAACTGGATGACAGGGAGCAGAAACTAACTTGCATATGTATTTAAATTGTAGGTATATTAAACTCTATCTTATTAACACTATTAGGAGACTGTAATGGCATACACAAGTCCAAAGATTGGAGCGGTAGTAAACCCACCAAAGAAAAAAAAGAAAAAAAAGAAATTACCACCAATACATCGACCCAGAGGTGCTCCGAAAAAACCAGGTGTTCCGAAAAAAAGACGACCACATAAAGTACCTTGGCCCCCACCACCAATGAAAATAAGAAAATCCAAACCTAAAAAATTAAAGGCTCCTAAGAGGGTTACAGTGAAGAGGAAAAAGAAATAGATGGCAAATAGAATACCTACAGATGATAGGGCTAAAGAAATGCAGGAAGTCTTCAAGCACTGGAGCGATGCTAGGCAAAAATGGGATGTACAAGCTAGAGAAGATGTTGATTTCTATTTAGGCAATCATTGGACTAAAGAAGAAACTGAAGAACTAAGTTCTATAAATCAAAGTAATGTAGTAGCTGATAGACTATATTCTGCTATAGAACAGTTCAAAGCTATTATAACAGCTAAACCACCATCTTTCAGAGCATATCCAAGAGAAGATAGCGATGTCCAATTAGCTAGTGTTTGGAATGGTTTATTAGAATATGTCTGGGATATATCAGATGGCAATGAAGTATTCAAACAAGTAGTACATGATTATGCCATCACAGGTTTAGGTTACTTTTATGCTTATACTGATGCAGAAGCTGATTATGGAAGAGGCGAAGTTAAGTTTACTTGGGTGGACCCTTTTAGAGTTTATATATCTCCTAATGCTAGACACAGATATTTTGATGATTCAGATGGAATGATTCTATCAACTATTTTCAGCAAGAGACAGTTATTAAATCAATATCCAGAATTAACTGATATACCTGAGGGTTTTGATAAACCAATGATTGAGTATATTGATAAGGGATTAGCATGGCAGGATGAGGATTATCCAAACTCTGATATGAATACATCAATTAGTCAGGCTTTTACTCCAGATGTAATTAAAGACTCAGATTGGGGGCAATCTGGAAGAGAGAAATATAGGGTTATGTCTCACTTCGATAAGATAAAAGTTCCCTATTTTAGACTAATTGATAAAAGAGAAAAACCACAGAAAGAAGTTATTGTTGAGCATGACAAGTTTAAAGATATGATTGATAAAAATCCAGAGATGGAAGTTGCAATTAATCTAGGACAAATTGAATATGTTGAAGTCTTGCAAACAAGAGTTAGAGAAACTGCCTGTGTCGGTCAAATTATACTTTACACAAAAATATTAAATACTGATATTTATCCAGTCATTCCTGCTCCAAATATTTGGACTAATACTCCCTATCCAATGTCAGATGTGAGGAAGGGGAAGGAAATGCAAAGGTTCTTAAATAAGATGCACTCGCTCCTTACTGCCCATGCTCAGTCATCGGCTGGTTTGAAACTCCTAATACCACAAGGTTCGGTTCAGGATATTGAACAACTTGAAAAAGATTGGGCAAATCCTAATGCGACCATTGAATATGATGCATCTTTTGGAGAACCACACTTCCCCTCCCCTCAACCTATTAGCCAGTCAATATTACATTTGCCTCAACAAGCTGAGAGGTATATTGATTTAAATATGGGTATATATGAAATGCAACAAGGTAATGCTGAACAAGCTCCTAGAACAGCATCGGCTACAATGCAGCTAGAAGATTTTGGACAAAGAAGGAGTAAGAGTAAATTAAGAGATATTGAAGGGTCCTTAAGAAGACTTGGTAAGGTAGTCTATAATCTGTCAAAGAAACATTATGATTTTCAAAAAACATTCTCTATAGTAAATGCTAATAATAATTTAACTGATTACACTGTTAACAAAAAACTATATGATGATAAAACTGGAGCTATTACAGCTAGGGAAAATCAATTACAGGTTGGTGACTATGATATTCGCATTGTAGGTAATTCAACTATGCCTAGTAATAAGTGGGCAGAGTGGCAAATTTATATGGAAGCTTTCCAGATGGGATTGATTGATAGGACTGAAGCATTGAAGAAAACTGAGGTATTTGACAAAGAAGGTGTCTTGCAGAGAATGGACGAGATTGCACAGATGCAACAACAACTACAACAGCAAGAATCACAAATTAAAGATTTAAGTGGCGATTTACAAACAGCTAGGAGAGAGGCAGTTTCAGCAAGGCAACGAACTGAAGTTGAAAAATACAAAGCAGAGCTTGAAGGTTTAAAATCTCAAACTAAAGCTGAAGCGAAAGTCGCAGTAAGTAAAATGAACGAGGCAGTTAAGTCAGAAGTACAGATTGCCAAACAACAAGCTAAAGGTAAAGCTCAAAAGGAGACATCATAATGGCTGATATTACAAACTTAGGTGACAGCAACGCTAATTTAACAGAATTAGAGATGTTGGCAAACGAAGAAGGACAGCAAGATAACGCACAGGCTGAGACTCAGGAAACAGTGAAAGCTGCTAAACCAGAGAGTGCAGAGCAAGAAAAAGGGTTACCCGAACAGGATTGGGAAAAATCTGCTAAATACTATCAATCTGAAAAAGATAAGATGTATACAGAGAACCAGAATTTGAAATCGCAGCTTGAGAAATTAGGCACAGCGAATGAAGATAAGGTTCAGGAAGAAGCGATTAAACCACCTGAGAGTTTTGACCCCTGGGAAGCTTATAACGACCCAAACTCAGAATCATATCAATTCAGACAAACAATGGAAGAAATAAATATAGCGAAAGCTGTAGCTTTCAGTCAGAAGAACATTGAGGACAAGATGCATGTAGATAAAAGACTGCAAGAGTTTGATAATGAACTTACTCAACAAGGGTTAAGCGCAGAAGACAAAGAAAGTTTTTATTCTTTTGCGAATAAACCATTGAGTGAGTTGGGTACTGATAAACTGGTCAGTATGTGGCAAGCAGCAGATGGCAGAGTTAACACTATGCAAAATGCTTCTGGTCCAAGAGAATTTGACAAGGTTAGACGAAACCTTAAAGAGCCAACCCCTACAGGAGTTCTTCAAGGTGAGCAACCACCAGCGGTCAATGAGACTGATGAAACTTGGGACAGAATAGTGAACGCTACTAACAGGACCCGAATTATTTAATCACTAATTAAAATGACATTAAAGGAGAACTATAATGGCAAGTTTAAAATCATATGACGCTAATTTAATTGCGTACACAGATTCAACTGTCGCTCCCAAACATGGTCAGCGAAGACGACATAATTTTGGTGATAGGGTATATAAGTTAGCACCTCAGGAAACGCCCTTTTTTGCGTATCTGAATGCTGTTGGTAAAATGCCAACTGACGACCCTGTTTTCAGAGTTTTGGAGGACCGAGCTCCGACCAAGTGGGCAGACAGAACTTTTCAAACCGCTTCAGTAACAGCAGGTATAATTACACCAGGAGCAACAGCAGACGATGCTTGGGCTTATGATGCAGATGGCTCAGGGTCAGGAGTATCTTCAGCTTCGATTCCTGTAGTTGCAGACCAAGGCGCAGAACTAGTAGCAGGTATGCTAGTTCAAGCTATTGTCTGGGACTCGACTGGTGACACACCACAACAAGGGACAGCTCTTATTACTGCTGTTTCTGGTGATACAGTCCAGTTAAAGACAATACAAACATGTACTTTATTTGGAAGTGCTTTATCTGCTAATGCAGATGTAGACTTTCAAGTTATTGGTACTGCATTTGGTGAAGGTACTGTATCTCCAGATTCGTTTGGATATGACATGGATGATACTTATGGATTAACTCAGATTTTTAAAACATCTGCGTACATGAGTAATACTGCTATGGCTACTGCCCTTCGAGGATATTCTTCGGAATGGGATAGAATCTGGTCTTTGAAACTGCGTGAACATAAAGTTGATATTGAAAGAGCTTTTCTTTTCAATAACAAGGGAACTGTTGACAGTGTTCAATACACTGATGGTATCATTGGTAATATCATAAAGAACGCTGGTTCTTGGGAAACAGATGATTCAGCTGCATTGAGTTATTCTAAGAATAAGTCTTATGCTAGAATTGTTGATATTAGCCAGACTTCTTCACATGACAATGAAGCTACCTATGACAGATTCCTAAAGGATTTTGAAATCATTTTCGCCCCTGAAAGAGGCGGTTCTGACCAGAAGTTCTGTATGGCATCATTACCAGTAATCACTTACTTTAACCAAATGAAGAATGGCTTTATGCAAGGTTCTGCTAATTCTACTATGAGATACAATCTTGACTTCTCAGATGCAGAAGGTGGATTAGGTCACAAGGTTATGAAAGTTGAGACTGTTCATGGTACATTAGCTATTGTTAAGAATCCATTACTGAGAGGTATTGGTAAATCAATGATGGTTGGTGTTGATTTGGATAACATCAAATATCGTCCACTGGTCGGTAATGGTGTTAATCGAGACACTTACATTGATACTAATGTGCAAACTCCAGATGAAGATTCTCGGAAGGATTTAATCCTTACTGAGGCTGGACTTGAGGTATGTATGCCCGAGTCTCACTTCCTCTATCAGTTTACAAGTGGTACTACACCAATAGGTTAATCACTAACTATATTAGGGTCCCTTCGGGGACCCTAGTATTATTGGAATAACATGATAACATTAAAACCTAAAATCAACTGGATAAAGAGCAAGTTAAAACCTGTGGAAAAGAAAAAGGAAAAGAAACTTGATAAGGATTACAGTTGTACAAGTAAATTCATAATATATGATGGGATACATGACTATGGCTATATGGAGAAGTAGGATATACACTTGTAAGCACTGTAAGAAATCTGTAGAGATTTTCCCGAAGGATGAGTATATTTGCAAGGACTGTAATCAGCCTTTATTAAGTAACTTAAGAAAAGGTTTTTACATT